TAGGGACATTATCTCCCTCCCTGCATACCTTGGAATGCTTGGAATGCTCCTATACCAGTGCCTATTGATTGAGCTAATGGACTGGTTTGCGGTTGTGTTGATGCAGCAAGAGTTGATTGTGATTTCGGACCAGCAGCATAAAGATTAGATAAAAATTCAGCTCTTTGGTATGGCTCGTAAGCTGTTTGTAATTGTGATTGTCTAGATGCGTCTAATGTATTTTGAGCTAGCTGTCGTTGTACTCCACCTGCTGACATTAATTGTTGAATATCAGCTTGTGCCATTTGTTGTTGGCCTGCACCTATGTTAGCTAATTGTTGCCCAATCATTCCTTGCATTTGTTGTTGGTTTTGTGCAGCTGATAAAGCTGTTCCAAAACCTTTTTGTTGAGCTAATCCAACTTGACCTAATCTTGCTCTTTCTAATTCTGCCTGTGCAATTCCTTCTCTACCTCCACCAAATGCTCCAGACATTACAGCGTTTGCTGACAGTTGATTTTGTGCTTGTGCAGCTTGTCTATTAATTTCATCAACCACGTATGATTGATAAGGATTAAAAAATTGATTTATGTTTGGAGTTTGAGCTGCAAGTAATTGTCCAATGCCTGATGTTACTGTTGGCTGACCCACTCCTGTTGTTCCTGCAGCAGTAAGTCCTTGTTGTTCTAATGCACCAAATGGAGCAACACCAATAGCAGGTATTTTTACAGGTTGTCCCGCAACACCACGGGCTAAATCCATTAATTCTATTTTACGTTCTTCTATCCCAGGAGCTTCTCTAATAATAGAAGTTTGCATTCCTGTTCCACCTGATGGTGCAGGTGCAGAACTTTTTCCCCCTCCAAAAACACTTGATATTATTGATCCCATTAAACTTCTCTTTCCATTTGAATATGTTTAGCTTTCCAACCCCATTTTTTTGAAATTCTTGCCCAACCAGGCCTCACCCAAAAACTTAATTTTTTGCATCCATTCAGTTTAGCAAATTTTGTAACAGTATTCACTAGCTTGTCCTCCCATAAATGCCTCTTTCTTCCCGTACAAATAATGGCTTCAAGTTGATTGTAGTTAGGTAAAGCAGCAATTCGAGTTACAAATAATGCAAAGACTTGGTTTAATTCTTCTTCGTCACTACCAAATACAAGAAACATTTGTGCTTCGTCTTTTTTGAGTAATTCTTTTATATCCTTAGGTTCAGCAAAAGCACCTGAATACTTTAAGGCTTCTGCAATCATAAAATCACATAAAGGCCAAAACTTATCTATAAATTTTGGTTCAACTGATAAAACAGATATGTCAGGTTTAATTGGCTTTGGCTTGTGCATTTCTACTTCCCTCTAATAAATCAAAAACTCTTTTATATCGTTTTTGTTGGTTGTAGAAGTATTGTGCACCTTTTTCTCTCATATCTTTCATACTGCCTGGGTTTGCACCAGCTATGATTCCTGCGCCTAATACTCCATCTGCTCTTGTTACAAATTCTCCATCTGCTAGTTGAGCTAACATTGTATCTTCGTCTTTGTCTCCTGTGCCAGACCCGTCTTCAACATAACCCGATGCTCTTACATAATTATGTGCATCGTCTTCGTCATGAGATCTTTTACTTGGAAGATAGTTTACACCACCTTCATTAAATCTTTTAACCTCTGCTAAGCCACCATCTTTTAATCTAGTCTTCTCAATTGCATAAGGTCCTTGTCTAAAGTCTCCTTGATTTGCAGGATCAGCCTCAGGTATATACGGTTGATCAAAAACTTTTTCATCTCCTGTTACAGGATCGATATATTTAAAACCACCTCTTTGTTTTTGTAATTCTGCTACAGCTAAATTATAAGTTGGCGTGTAGATATCTTGTGGTTGAGGATCAAAAGCACCAGACAAGTATGATCCAATACCAATAGCTGATGCAACTTTACCAGGACTAAACTCCATCTCTCCAGTAGCAACACCATCTTCAAATCTTTTTCTTCTTAATAATTTATTGAAAATATCTGTGAGACCACCTCCTGTATTAGGATCAGTATTTTGTGGTACATAAAAAGAATTATTTAAAGCAGCTAACTCTTTTGTTTGTGCTGCTGTATTTGGTGAAGATCCTAAAAAAGGTAAAGAGGAACTTATATTTTGTACGGCATCTAATTGAGTGAAAGGTGTGAATGCAGATTGGGCTGCAGGAAAACCAGGTGCATTTAATGCAGAACCTCCTGCTAGAACACCCTTACCACCATAATATCCAGCTGCAGCTCCTGTAGCTCCTGCCAATAATCTTTGAATTCCTGAACCACCAGCATCTTTAGATCCTTTATAACCTTTGTATCCTCCGTAGGCTGCCAGTGCATAGGGTAAAAATTGTAACATATAATATGTGTTCCTTAAAATTAGCTAATTAGGAAATATTACCATTTTACTTAGTCTTTATCAACTCATCAGCAAAACAAGCCCTATACTGATGTTCTCCGACATGAGTTATTCTTTCAGTAACAAGAGCATGGCATTTACCGCCAATTTTTTTCCATCTCTTACAAAAAGCAAAATCCTCTCCAAGATACGTTTTGGTTTCAGGCTCATGTTCTGTATCAAAGAAATTGTAATAATGAGGCATCTTCATAAGCTCTCCGTTTATTATGCTTTTTTGTTCTACTTTTTTTTCAGGATATGCTTGTATCATTTTATTGAACACACTTCTTTTAATTAACATACATCCTGTTGGGGCATGTGTTACTTCTATAACACCATCCTTAACTGTTATGTCTTTACTATCAGGAACTTTCATAGGATATGTGTAAAGACCTTTATATTGTAATTCAGCAGCTGTTTTAATTTCTCCTCGTTGTATTCTTTCCATACATTTTTCCCATTGTAACGTTTTCAAAGGGTATGGTATTGCAATAACATCTTTATCTGCTTTTATCATTTTCATTATAGATTCAGGGTCAAACTCAATATCAGAATCTACAAATAATAAATGTGTATAATTAAGATCTAAAAAACTAGACACACATAAGTTTCTTCCTTGAGTTACTAAAGATGATTTCATTACTTGAATACTAATATCAATATTTTTTGCTATACAGTATTTTTGAAAGTGCAGACAAGCTTGAAAGTAATGTATTGATACTTCTCCGTAAACAGGAGTAGCTAAAAAAATAGATAACTTTTTATCTTTAGGTTTAGTCTTGTAATGTTCTTTTTTATCTTGGGGTTGATCAAACCACAGAGGTTTACTTGGGTCTTGCATTAAATAAAGCTCCTTGTAAAAAACCATTCCAATGACTTGCTATAGTTTTCCAATTGTAAAAATGATTATAGAAGTTTTGTTGAAACTTTAAATGATTGTGGCAACCCTTTTCATTTAACTGGCTAGGTATTCCCTCAATAATTGCAGCAAATTGATGAGCCAAATTTTTAAAGTCTTCGTCCATAGGCACATATATAGGAAACTCTGAACAAGTTTCATATAGTGCTCCGTTGTCCGTTGTTGCTACATACAGACCACAAGCTAAAGCTTCGAGAGCAGATATACAAAATGTTTCCTCCCATATGTTTGGATAAACAAAAGCATCGTAAGTATGTAAGTTTTCTAAAATATAATCATGAGACTTATATCCAATGTAATTTACATTAGGTAGTTTTTCTGCTTGATCATACAAGGCTTCATATCCTTTATCATTTTCTTTTTTAAAGTCATCACCGTATATTTGTGTACTACTATACACATCTAAAGTTATATTAGGATTCTTAATTAACTGCATTGCACCAAGCAAAATAGATAATCCTCTCCAAGGAGTAGGATGATAAATTAATTTAATCTTTTGTCTTAAAGGTTCGGGATCTCTTTTTTTAAATTCAGGTATCCCATTCTTAATGACAGTGCATTTTTGATGGGGTATAGAAAAAGTCTTCCTGAACTGTTCATAGTTCCAATGACTATTAAAAACATAATAGTCATATTGTTTTATTTGCTCAGGGTCTTTAAAAAACTCTTGAAAGTGAGGCTGATCAGGGGCCATTTTTTGCCAAAGAATATTTATTTTATTTTTAGCTAAAGGCACTTTGCCTGGTACTGATGTACAAATTTGAAATTGATCTAATAATTCTTTAGAAACATATTTTTCTAAAAAACCGTATTGTATTTCTGTTCCACCTAATGGTTTCATTTTTTTGTTTTTGTAAACATAGGAAGATCAGGAACTAAAACTTTAACATCTGTTGCTAAATCTTCTTTTGTATGTTCTTTAAGAAAATCTTGTTCTGTCTCATAAGTTTTGCCTGTTTTAATACTTCGGTAGATTGTTTTGGTTTCGCATTTAATTTTTTGATAAACGGTCATTTAATTTTATTATACTAAACTAACGCCCTTGTCCAATATATTTCTTACGCCTTGGAATCCTTTTACTATAACTTTTTGCATGTTTTCCAGGACGTTTTTTGGGAGTTCGTTTGTGATAATTACTTACTCCGTAAAGTGGTTTTTTCTTACCCATTTTCTTGAGATCTGTCTAATAGAGCATAACTTATAGCACCTTGAATTTTGTTACTACCTGTGGCTGCTGTTACCGTTACTGAATCACCTGCTTCTAAATTTAAACTTTGTGGTGTTGCATTAACTTGTGTTTTGGCTGCAACATCATCTCTAAAAAATTCATATTCAGCACTAGAGTCAGAAGAATCTACTAAGTTCATATTAACTAAAATAGCAGATGAAGCATCATTGTTAGCAACATAAATACTTTTAATTATAATTGTTGCATTGGTTGGACATGTTAGAACTGTAGTCTTCCCTGTGCTTGCTTGTTTGTAGCCTTGATTTTTATATTGTATTGTCATGATAAAAAATAGTTAAATGCATCTGCTTCATTTTTTATATCATTCTCATATGAAAAGTTCAACTGAGTCTGAAGAGTTCTCAATGCTTGTAAAATTTGTCTTTGATCTTCCTGTGTATATTTATCTTTAGGCTCAGGTATTTGTATAATAATTTTTGCCATTATCTTCTACCATCTACTCTGACATCAAATCTAAATGATCCATATCTCCAATTCTCATTTAAGTTTTCACTTTCAATTTGCACTGCAGCAAGTCTCGCTCTAGCTCTAGTATCTACTTTAGTTGTAGATGAACTAACAGTAAAAGGTCCTAATGGACTAGAGGCAGCTGTAGAACCCTGCGGAAACTCGTTTAAAAATATTGTAATTTTTGCATTACCACTAATTCTTTTAAAGTCAGGTAAAAATCTTTTTATGCTCATTATAAATTCTCCATCTCCTGGTACTCCAGCATTACCATTTAAATCAAACTCGCCTGATTTAATAAAACAAGTTATAGCTGTTTCTGTGCCATCTCCGTTGGATTGATTGGTACCTACTTCATGTGCATAGTATATAGAAGCGCCATTAGATACACCATTTACAACTGGAAATGTAGGAGCGTCTGAAGCGTTATAATCGGTTGCATAAGGTTTTTCATAAACAGTAGACCCAATCCATGTAGTTCTATCTAATGTTCCTGTTGTCCAAACATTTTCAGCAAAATTATAAGTTACTACTCTATCCACAACGGATGATGAACTTGTTGGATAAAACCAATTTATTTCCGAATACAATTCATTTATTCCACCAAAGACTAACTGTCCTGAATTATAATTTAAACCAGGATTGTTGCCGTCAGTGGTAAAAACAAAATCTTCTACTAGACAAGGTAATGATTTTACAGTTCCGTCATAAGCATAGAACCCACCTGTTTTACCCATCCAAAATACAGAACCGTTTGCAAATACTCCTGCATGTTGTCCAATTAAACCATTATTAGATCCCACCTTTCTAATTGAAAAAGTAAAAGGCGGACCTACAAATTGCATTTCATAAGCAGCTGTATCAGTTAAAACTAAAATATAATCTTTACCTTTAAAAGCTCCTACTATTCTTGTTCCATCATCTAATCTAAACGTTCCTGCGGTGTTCGTTGAAGTAGGTGCATAAACACTTGTGCTTTCTTGATCGGAAAATCTAATAAACATTTTATCCTGTGTGCTTGGTGATCCAATCGTTGTCTCTGTACCAAGATGAAATAAATGTCTATCTCTATCAGACACAAGTGTCATAACAGATTTTGTTGGCATTCCAGATCCAATAGTTGCTCTTGTTTGTAAAGAATTAGTTGGTGCAGGATCCCAAGTAAAAGTTCTTCCATTAGAAATTGTTGCTATTAAAATATTTCCAAAGTTATCTAAAGACCAATTTGCTGGTTCAATACTTACTGAGCTTGAAGAAGAAGCATCGCCCCAACCTATATAATCACTAATGTTAGTAACTGTTGATCCATCTGAATGTCCAGCAGGTGTTGTTCCGTTTGCTCCTCTTCCTAAAGTTTGAAGAGTATTACTTGATTTTGATGCATAAGTGATGTCCTCAGAACCAATTCTGATTGTGCCTGAATCTGGAAAGCTAGTAGCATCTGTTAAAATGACTTGTGCTGTTGTTCCAGAAGCTAGCGTTCCTCCATTATTCATAGTAGTTGTAACGGTTGCAACTGTTCGACCACCCCAAAGATAAGTGCCCCACCCATATCCATAAGTTTGATTTAACGGTCCAACAGGTTCATAAGGATTTACATCTAGTGTTCCGTTGTTCGTTGTTCCAGAACCTGTCTCTGCTGAAGGCATCGTAATAGTAAAAGTTTTTGTAGTAGGTACGGTTTGAACTTCAAATAATTGATCATCAAAACTTGTGGCTGTGTAACCTGTTTGAGCTGCATTGAACGATCCTGCATTTGCAAAAGTAGTTATTTCTCCAACTTCTAAATTGTGTGCGCCCGTTGTTGTAATGGTTACTGTAGTCGATGAACTTGTTGTTGTAATGTTTGCACCCGTTTGAAAATTATCTGTCTCGAGTGGAGTAATGTCATAAAAAGCACCTTCATAGTAAATTATTAAAACTTTGTCTGTTCCTATAGCTGCATACCTTTTACCTGTAGTATCTGCCCAAACATGTTGTCCTCTTGCGGCTCCCACTATTTTTTTATCTACTAAGGCTTCCCAACCACCAATTTTTTCAGGCTCTCCGTAACGAAATCTTACATTTTCTCCATCAACCCAACGCCCTTCTGCATCAGCTGGCGTAGCTTGTTTATCGAACCCTGGTGCTATAGTTACTTTTGATAACGGCATAATAGGAGTATATCATCTCTTTTTAGTTTTTTAAATGTCTCTAATTACCTTGTTTTCTAGGTTAAAGGCTATTGCATATTTAGGATCTTTGAATTTACTAGGAGGTGATAAATGGTTTAAAATTGCATTAAATATTACAAGTGTGCAAGCGTTTGGTTCGACAGCAATATTGAGTTCTGGAAAAATTAATTCTGGAGAATTATCATTTAAATATAAAACACCTGATACATGAGCTGTTTGATGATCGTGTTCTATAGTGCTATCAGAAAATTTTTTTCTTATTCCCCAACTGTCCTTTACACACATATGTTCGAACTGGCGATGTTTGGATAATATTACAAGACTATCTTGTAGAACTGTATGAAGTTTTTTATCATCATTAAAAGCTTTCCAGTCTGTCATATCGCCTTTTACATTAGTTAGATGGGCTAAATTCTTTTCTTTAATTTTTTCATCAATTAAATTTATAAAATAATTAACATCAGTTTCTACTTTAATTTCAAATAAAAATATGTCTTTTTTTACTTGTTTTTCTATATGTTTTAAAATCATTTAGTAGTTCCCCACAGGTGTCTTCCGTCCATAAAAAGATTTTTGTTGGGACCATCTGCGTTAACATAATGTAAAAAAGCTTGTGCATACCAATCTCCTTTATAATTATCTCTTCTATGTTCTATGTCACATCCTTTGTAAACAACTGCATCTCCTGGTTTTAAATCTAAAGCTTTATCTCCCATATATATAGGCCATTCATGAGTATTGTCTGAACCAAAATGTACAGTCAAAGATATCTCACAACTTGGTCTATCTTGATGAACTTTTAAATCATTATCCCACATATACATTCTCCAGTACGCATAGGTAGGTAACAGTTTCAAATTAACAATATTTTGTAATTTTACTTTTTTATTTAACATTAAAGCTTCCATCGCAGGATCTCCATAAGTAGAAGTTGCAAAAGGAACTTGCGAATCATTGGGTCTAGGTGTTCCAATACGATGTTGGATTATGCAATATCTTTTATAAATATCTGTTTCGTCTTTTGTTAAAAAGTCTTTTAATAGTTTATATTTTTCTACCATAACCATCCTACTATCGAATATCTTTTTCCTTTAGTTATAGGTTCCACTTGATGTGGGTACATAAAATTACTTGGCCATATAATCATTTTACCTACTCCTGGTTTTATAGTTATTTGATCTTCTTTTTCTTGCGTTGGAGAGAAAAGCAAATTTCCGCCTTCATAATCGTTATTAAGAGTGATAATTACACTTAAAGATCTATTTAATGTAGTTCCTGCATCAACATGCCATTTGTAATGACCGCCTACACCATATTTTAAAACACTTAAATCTAAATTTGCAACTTGAACAAAAGGATGTTTTCCTGAATATTGCCTTATACCAGCAAGGACTGTATCTGTTACTATATTATTAATGTAAACACTTGTTAATTCTGATCTGTTTTTACTTAAAGGATAGTCTTTAACATCTCTTATTTTTTTATCAACTTCATTACCTTTATTTGAAACAATGCTTGCGTCACGGAAATTTTCTTGTGTGTTAAAATACCTTACCATGTAAGATATAAATGTTGGATCAAAAACATGATCAGAAATTTGGATAAAGTCTTTTACATTAGACATGAAAATTTTATAAATGTTTTTTGTAAAAATGTAAAGATCTTAGAAGCTCTGATAAGTAAGATTTAAAAAATCTTTACCTTGATCATGTAATAACTCGTACAAACCTTTTGGACTTGGATAACTAAAAGTTGATGCATCTAAACCTTCTAAAGTTGTTATGTAGGCTTGGTGTCTTGGAATCCAGTGTTCTCTGTGTGATTTTCCTGAGGCTTGTTCAATAAATTCTTTACAAATTTGAAGATCATCATTTATCCAGTTTTGAATATTAGTTTGTGACCAAAATTCATCTACTCTTGCACCATCGTCTCCGCCAATTTTTTTATGGTCTTGGTCCATAAAAGTTACTGAGTCTGCTGTATTTGACGCAACTAATCTCGTATTGTTCATTAAACCAGTAAAATCTTCATCTGAGATTGTTACCTTGTTAAAAACGGATGGGTCTAAACCAAATGTATCATAATCAGCTTGGTTTAATGCTGCCTTATCTATATTATTACTACGAGTATCAATTGAAATAAATGCCATAATATATCCTAAGTTAAATCAATGTTCTCCCAAACACAAATTGCTCCTCCAGCCCCGTCTCTATTTTCTCCACCTCCGTTACCATCTTTTCCACCCTGAGTTGATGGAGAAGGTCCACCGCTAATTCTTGCACCGAATTCTCCCATTCCAGCGCTAGCACGATTTTGTCCTCTGTACTCTGCTGGTTGTGCTTGTCTTATTGCTGAAGGTGTTGATAAATCTGTTTTTGTTGGATGCGCTACTGGTAATGCTCCTGCTGTTCCTGTTGGATCTGGAGATGTAGTATAAGAAGCTCCTGCTGATCCGCCCGTTGCAATAAAAGTATAAGATGGACTTGCAACAAATGAAGTTGCGCCTCCTGCTGTAGACGCTTGTGGGCCTGTGTATCTTCCCGCGCCACCATAACCAACTGTGTAAGCTGCTGTATAAGGCGGAGTTATAGGCACTGAATATAATCCATAACCTCCTGGTCCCCCTGGTCCCCCAGATTGACCCATAGGTGCTCCTGCTCCTCCACCACCTCCAGCGCCCATAAGGGCAATTTTAATTTTTGTTGAACCTGGTTGAGCAGTAAATGTACCAGTGTTACTTGGTTTTCCTCTCATAGCAGTTCCAGTAATACAATTACCGTAATACCATGTTGCTAACCAATTTGTAGCTCCAGCTGAACCTGCTGCTGCTGAGTTTAATCTTCCATCTTCATCAACAGTTATTGTTGCTGAAGCATATGATCCTGCTGTAACAGAAGTAGATGTAAGTTGAGATGGTCCAACAGAATTTGCTGCCATTTTAGTCATCGTTACATTTGATTGTTTTAGTTGTACTGTTCCAACAGAGTTGGTTGCCATTTTAGTTTGAGTCACATTTGATTGTGCGATTCCAGCAGTAACAATTGCGTTGTCATCAATTTTAGCAGATGTAATTGCATCGTCTGCAATTTGTGCTGTCCCAATAGTTCCTCCAAGAGTATCTAAAGATACTTCTTTTAAATTTGTTCCATCAGAATATGCTGCGTAAATTTTTGCAGCATCAGGAGTAAAACCAGTTCCTGAAGCTGTTTTAATAGTTAAGTTAGATGGATTAGTTAATCCTGTGCAATCAAAGATATAAAATTTTTCTATGCTATCAGGTATTGTACAAATTGTGCTAGATGCAATCGATGCAGTAGCAAATTTTATAATCATGTTTCTTGCATTTGATAAAGTTGCGTTTGTCATCGCAAGAGCTAAAGTACCACCACTTGATAGTGTAACTTGTTCAAAACCTGCAATTGCTTGTTGTATTAGGTTTAAGTTTGTATTAGTTTTATCACCCCAGGTACCAGCGTTTTGGCCAGTTACCATTAATTCGAGTTTTAGATCTGTAGAATAACTTGACATAATTTCCTTATTTTAACAAAATTAGGCAGCAAGATCAACCTCGGTCCAAGTATTAGTTACACCAGGATCTACCTCTTGCCATGCCGTAATTATAGGTGTGCCTATATTTGCTGTCAACCCTATACCAGTTACATCAACGGTTGCAGTACCTGTTACTGAGGTTATTGCACCAACACTTGTTGTTAATGTAAAACCTGACACTCCTACCATTTGTGTTGGTATGGATGCAATTGTCCCTAAAGCCGATGCTAAAGCTTGACCTGTAGCTGGTTCATTTGTGCTTTGTTGTAAACTTATTGAACCTAAACTTAAAGAGGCAGCTATACCTGTTACATCTACACCTATTTTTAATCCTGCTACTGTGTTACCAACAGAGCCTGTTAGTAATCCAGCAGTGCTTGGCGATTCAACAGTTGATTGCACTAAACTTTGACTACCTTGAGAAAGGGTCATTGCAGGTTCACCAACAAAAACAAAGATGCTTGAATCTATTTTTATAGCATTTAAACCTTGTGTAATAGTTAAAAGGTCTAGACCAGATACTGAAACACTTACGTCTACTTTTTGAGTAGCAGTTCCTATTGCTGATGTTAATGTCTGGCCTGAAGCTTGTGCAGAATAAGTATCGCCCCAAGCTCGGTTACCCCAACCTCCACGGCCCCAACCAATTTCTACTAATCCTTCAGCGGTTACTGCTCCAATACTTGAAGTTAACGCTTGACCTTGTCCAATAACATCACCTGTAATACCCCAAGATCCAGTTCCCCAAGAAGGTCTTCCCCAACCTTCACCTGCTCCTGAAAAGGCTAAATCTTGAACTGATGTTGTAGCTGAAACACCTGTGACAGCAACTGTTACACTTGATGCATCTCCCCAGTTACCCTGTCCCCAAGTTAATGCTCCCCATGTATTAGCCATGAAGAGCTCCTATCGGAGAACCCGCTATGTAAAATAAATTAATCATATTTGCCATAGCAGGCCCCTCCTTTTAAATTATGCGATTCTTAATATAGCTGCCGCTGTTGTAAATGCTGGAAACTGAATTGTAAAAGTTCCTGCAGTTGCAGTTTTATCTCCGCCAAAATCTAATACAGCTACTGCTTTATCACCATTAGTGTCATTGTAAATTAATGCACCTCTTGCAGTTAATGTTACACCAACAAATGACAAATCAGCAAAATCTGTTATTGCTGTATTTGTTGCTATTGATGTTCCTACATTTACTAATGCTTTACCACCTGAAGAATATCCACCTGAAGGTGAAGATACTTGGTTTCCAGTTGTAAAAGATGTTGTCGATTTTCCTAATGCAGCCGAGTTGGTATACATTGATAACTTGAATGAATTACCACCTGGGTTACTAAAGTTGTGTGTTGCTTCTAATAATTCTTTTTTAAAAGAATTACAGATTGCGTTTGTTGTTATTGCCATTTTTTTCTCCTATTTAAATTTATGGTGACGGTGAAGGTATTTTAATTCGAGGAACTCCACTGTCGTATTCTCCTCTTCTTCGTCTACCCATTTGTTGTAGACCAAAAGCTTGTATGCTTTGATTATACCTGTCAGAATACAATTTGTATAGATCTTCAGGTCCTTTTAAAAATGAAAAAGCTTCTTTCAACACTCCATATAAGAGCATCGCCTCATGATGCTGGGATAGATATGTATTTGTAGAGCTATCAAAATGTGGTGGGTCTTTGATATAGTTAATTTGTATATCAAAAGCTGCATTAGGAGTTGGTGCTAGTAATATATTTGTTTCGTCCCAGTTAGCATAATATTTTGGTGTTCCTGTTACTGTATCGTTTGGTGAAAATTCAGATATAAAACTAGTATCTCTTTTTTCTAAAAAGTCCCTTACATTAGAACTAATAATTTGAACAGATCTTAATGTTAATGCATCAGCAGGCATAGAAACATACCTGTTTCCGCTTGTTGTTTGAGAGTTTGCATATTTTCTCAAATCATCGTAATCAACTTGACCAGCTATATCTAATTCTGTGTTTCTTATAAACTGATCTAACAGAGTATCA